ATATCACACAAGATGAAGTCAAGAATATATACGGAACGATAAATGAACTGGAAGATATTGAATGCGATTTTGAATGGTTGAGTGACACAACAGAGAAATGGTGTCGAGACCGTGCTATCTATCTTGCATTGATGGAATCAATTAAGATTGCAGATGGACAAGACGACAAGAAAAATCGAGACGCAATACCAACTATCTTATCAGACGCACTATCAGTTTCCTTTAATCGTAATGTAGGTCACGATTACTTAGAGGATTATGAAGAAAGATACGAACTCTACAATAAAAAAGAAAGTCGAATTCAATTCGACCTTGAATACTTTAATAAGATTACAAAGGGAGGTCTCCCAAACAAGACACTTAATATCGCTCTTGCAGGCACTGGTGTCGGTAAATCTTTGTTTATGTGTCATCATGCTAGTTCTGTTCTTTTAGAAGGTAAGAACGTCTTATACATAACTCTTGAGATGGCAGAAGAAAAGATTGCAGAACGTATTGATGCAAATCTTTTAAACGTAAACATACAAGAGATTGTTGATTTACCAAAACCAATCTTTGAAAGTAAGGTGACTAGTCTTGCAAAGAAAACTCAAGGGTCACTTATTATCAAAGAATATCCAACTGCATCTGCACACTCAGGTCATTTCAAGGCTCTACTCAATGAACTTGCATTGAAGAAAGCTTTTAAACCTGATATCATATTCATTGATTATCTAAACATATGTGCATCCTCACGTTATAGAGCAGGGTCAAATGTTAATTCGTACTCCTATATTAAGGCGATTGCAGAAGAACTTCGAGGTCTCGCTGTCGAAGCAAACGTCCCGATTGTTTCCGCAACTCAAACAACTCGTAGTGGGTTTGCTAGCTCTGATGTCGATCTCACTGATACCTCTGAGTCATTCGGTCTTCCCGCTACTGCTGACCTTATGTTTGCTCTCATTAGTACAGAAGAATTGGAAGGACTAGGACAGATAATGGTCAAACAATTAAAGAATAGATACAATGACCCAACTTACAATCGAAGATTTGTTATCGGAGTTGACCGAACAAAGATGAGATTATATGACTGTGAACAAACTGCACAAGATGATTTACTTGACAGTGGACAGGATGTAGAGTATAATGATGAAGATAAAACAACAAAGAAATTTGCCGAGTTTAAGTTTTAAAAATGTCTGGAGACTACAACACACACAACAATCAACAAGAAAATATCAATTACACAGATCATACCGTTGACCTTTCTAAGTACGCTGTATTCGTGGATGGTGTCACATCCGATCCCAGTAAGGATTATCAATCTTTTGTTGAAAGTTTGGATGACCTTGACGGACAGGGTTCCAATATTCACAGACTTCTTACTGCTGCTGTTGGTGTCAGTGCTGAGGGTGGTGAGTTTATGGAGATTGTTAAGAAGATGGTTTTCCAAGGTAAGCCTTGGAACGACGACAATCGAAAACATCTTGTTATTGAGTTGGGTGACGTTATGTGGTATGTGATGCAGGCATGTATGGCACTCAACATTACACTTGATGATGTGATTGCTGGTAATGTAGAGAAACTAAAGAAGAGATATCCAGGCGGAGAGTTTGATGTTTACAAATCAGAAAATCGTTTAGAAGGAGACTTATGATTAATTTGCGTGACAAGATTTTAAAAAGTCAAATTGCATACTACAATGGTTTGATTGCAAAACATCAACAGAATGTAGAAATATATTTGAATCAACCTGTGGGTATTGGTGAACACTCAGATGTGATGGGAACAATCGATGGAGAGATAAATGCGATTGCACAAGCACATGAGAAAATAGAAATTATAAATCATTATTTTTTAGAGAGGTGACAGTTGTAAAACTGTCTCTCTGATGGTGACGATAAATACTTAATATGTTAAAATTAAGTAGAACGTATAAGGTAAATGCCAACAGTATCACCATATTATCAACAGAGAGGCGTTGCTAATCCATATTATGTTTTGGATCCAGCTACGGTTACGCAAACCGTGTCTGCATTGAAGAGAGAGGGAATAGATGGTGTAAATCAAAAAGAATTATTGTTTAAAGCGACTGAGGGAATACAAGGTAAAACTATTATTAAATCAACAGGTAAGTATAGGTTTCAATTAGCAACAGGTAGAACACAGGATTTACCATACGGTATTGAGACAACAAAGAGACAGGTTAAAGGTCATCTTGGGATGACTACTCGAAAAGATAGCACTGCATCCTCAAATGTGAATGAATTCCTAACTGTTTATTTTTTAGTCAACCCTGCGATGACACCAGAACAATTAGAAAATCATTCTTGTAAACAAGGCAATGCATCAACTGGAGTATTAACTGGTGAAGGTAGACCAGTTACTTTTGAAGATTTATGTAAGTTAATTGATGCAGATGAAACAGCTGCAAGAGATATTAAAATTGGTTTAAATAATGCAAATGCTGTAAGAAAAGATATAAAAGGAAAGGGAATCAAAAATTTATACTGGGTTCCAAGAGGAAAACCACAAGGCATTTCTCCTAAGACACCTTCAGATGTAATTATTGAATTCACAGATAATTTTTTTAGAGGATATTCAAATAAAATAACTGCTGGTAAAACAGATGAAACACCGAAGTTTAATACTAACATCTACGCCTTCTATGGAAAACTAGGTGATGGAACTCAACAGGCTGGTATCGGTGGTATAATAGATGAGTCGTGGAATCAAGCTGCTGCGACAGTTAGAGGTGAATCTGCAAGAGAAGCTATAGAAAACTTTGATATATCACAGGAGAAATTTAGTGAGACATCTTCTAGGGCTGCGTTTTCAAAATTAGCAGAATCATTTAGAGATAATGGATTAGAATTTTATGGAAAAGATTTTTATTATAAGTTTAGAAATAATTTAATTAGTAATTTTGCAAATTATATTACTAATCCGTTAAACATGGCGTACTTCTTAAATACAATATATTTCTACACATATGATGACCCCAATCAAGCATTTACTCCATGTCCATACAAACTTTTAGTTGGTCGAGAAACTGGTGAAAGTACGATTAAAGACGTGAGTGAGAATGAAAGTTTAAAAGAATTACTAATAAACAAAAATCCATCTAGATTAACAGGAATTAAATCATCATATGATGGCCAATCACAATCTTTTACAATGAATTTCAATTTCAGTAATGGTAAATTAAAAAAGGTATCAATTCCGATTACTTGTAGAACGAGAGCTGCTGGTGGTTGGTCTGGTAAATCACTTTTCATATCAACATCGGGTGTCAAAATGTCATGAAGAATACTCACCTCGAACATTTAGAAGACAATATATTAAATGGTGGTTCTCAAGGTGGAAGAGAAGCAGTTGCTTTTCTTCGTTCTCTTGGAGACATGTTAGACCAAGGTGCTGCAGATACTCGTGTCACAGTAAAGTGGGATGGAGCTCCTGCGATAATTTGTGGTGTCAATCCAGAGAACGGAAGATTCTTTGTTGGTACAAAGTCTGTATTCAATAAAGTAAGTCCAAAGATTTCATATTCAGAAGAGGATGTAGACAGTATGTATTCTGCTGGACAACTCGCAGAGAAACTTAAAGATGCATATAAGTATCTCTCTACACTTTCAATACCAAATGTGGTTCAAGGAGATTTATTATTCACTGATGATAAGTATGAGGCGAGTATTGGTGGAGATAATTGTATTGCATTTCAACCAAATACGATTGTATATGCAGTTCCAAAAGATAGTGACATTGGACAGAGAATAAACAATGCAAAATTTGGAATTGTATTTCATACACAATATGAAGGAAGAACTTTAGATACGATGACTGCCAGTTTTGGAGGTATCAATATTCAAGGTAACAGTAATGTATTCGTCACATCATCAGATTTTAAAAATGCATCAGGTGAAGCAAATATGACTGCTGCTGAAAAAACAACTTATACAAATCTTGTGAATAAAACTGAGGGTTCTTTGAAACAGGCATCTCGTTTCCTAGATTTGATGAAGGGAAATGACATGAATAAATTTACTTTGAATATTATGTTTAAAACCTTCTTCAACACATATGTTCGTCAGGGTCGTAATTTAATTGGTGCTCGTAATACTGCAAGTGACTTTGCACAATATTTTTCAGACGCATTAGATAAAGAGATTGATAAGAAAAAGATGAAGGCAACAAAAGATAAATACTTAGAGCTAAAGAACATGGGTCTTAAATTTATTGCGAGTAACGAACAGTCAATATACATGACTGTCGCATCTTATATGAATTTACAGGCTGCGAAAAATTTTATGATTCGTAAATTGCAGAAGGTGAATACATTTGGTACGTTTCTTAGAACACCAGATGGTTATCGTGTGACAGCACCCGAAGGGTTTGTTGCAATTCGCTCAGGTCAAGCTCTTAAACTGGTAGACCGTTTAGAGTTTAGTCGTGCAAACTTTACAGCAGATAAAAATTGGGAGAAAGGTAATCCCATGCCCGTACCGAAAATATGAAAAGTTTTACATCATTCATAACTGAAGCAATATCCTCTCAGTCAGTTGCAAAACCTAATCCAAAGGATGACAATGATGCTGATATGACGGTGGCGTTTGGTCGTTTTAATCCACCCACGACTGGTCATGAAAGACTTATGAACAAAGTCAAACAGGTGGCTGGAAAAGGTAACTATGAAATCTACCCATCACGTTCAAATGACCCTGCGAAGAATCCTTTAGACCCTGATACAAAGATTGGATATATGCAACAGATGTTTCCAACTCATGCGAAACATATCATGAATAATCCAAATACAAGAACAATCTTTGATGCATTGAAAGGTGCAAATGAAAGAGGTGCAAAGTCCGTTAATATTGTAGTTGGTCAAGATAGACAGAAAGAATTTGAAAATCTAGCAAACAAATATAATAATAAACTTTATAAGTTTGACCGCATCAATGTGGTATCTGCTGGAGACCGTGACCCAGACGGAGAAGGTATTAGTGCCATGTCTGCATCTAAGTTAAGAAAGGCTGCTGCGGATGATGACTTTGATACATTTAGATCTGGTATTCCACAAAGTTTGAAGGATGATAAAGCAAGAGAGTTATACGCTGCGATACAAAAAGGAATGAAGTTACCTAAGAAGAAACAACAGAATGAGACATGGAGAATTGCTCCTAAGTTTGATTGGAAAAATCTTCGTGAAAATTACATGAACGGAAATATATTTCGTGTTGGTGACATCGTAGAGAATGATAATACTGGTTTGATTGGTAAGATTATTCGTACAGGTGCGAATTATATTATCGCAGTGACTGAGGAAAATATAATGTTTAAATCATGGATTAAGGATATCACTGAGAAGTTTACAGAAGTGTCTGGTGTGCCTGCAAATCAGAGAGAAGTTGGAACAGATGCTTTGAGACAATACACTCAGAGATTATCACATAATCCTATCATCCTTAATTTTATAAATAAATCTAGAAAGAAACGTGCAAAGAGTAATGCTTAGTAAAAAATTACAAGATGACTTGATGAGTGCATATCAACAAGTTCATGAAGGAAAAAGAGGTCACGCAGCTGGTGATTCTGATGTAGAGAAACAAGCATCACAATTAGCATCAGATGTTAGATATAAGGCGAAAGGAAAAGTTAAAGATGGTGCTTCAGAGGAAGAGAAGAAGAAAATATTCATGCAGATACTTGGTGCATCACCAGCACCCACTGCCGTAAAATCAATGGCAAAAACAAAACTTTTGGGTGAGGGTATGGGTCAAGAGATGTTTGATAAAAATAAGATAGGTGGTGCTGGTAAAAAAGTTGAAAAGAAACAAGTAGAACTTCCAAAGTTTAAGAATACTGATAACCCAGACTTTAAGAAACCAGAAAAGAAAATGACAACTGAGGGTAGTTCATATGGTATCACTAAGGGTGATGGTATGAGTTTCCCAGAGAGATTGAAGAAGAAGGCAAAGGAAAAGAAAAAGAAGATGCAAGAAGAGAAGAAACCTCTTCCTACAACAAAGATGTATCGTAAGGCTGGTAATTTAAGTCGTACAGCACTTAGCAAAGGACTTGATACTCCAGAGGGTGAAAAGGCACAGAAGAGGTCGGAAAAAATTGTCAGTACCATAACTTCTAAAAAAGAAAGGGAGAGATTTGATAAGATGAAGACCCCTGCTGCACAACTCAGAAATTCATATGAACCAGAGGGTGAGGTTGTTGATGAGATGGGTGGAATGAAAGTAAAACAAGTTGTAAAACCAAAACCACCTAAAAATGAAAAGGACATGTCCAAAGAGCCAGGACAAAAAGCTCCAGTAGATTATCGTACCTTAGCTCAATCACACGTTCCTGTAGGTAATATCTTTAATGAGAAGAAGATGGATCCTGTAGGACAGGAAGATGGTGACATCAACAATGATGGTAAGAAAGACGGAACAGACAAGTATCTTATGAACAGACGTAAGGCAATCGGTAAAGCAATTGCGAAGAAACGTGGTAAGGTAAAGGAAGGTTTTTCTGCGTGGAGAATTGACCTAGATTTTAACGAACAAGTAAAAAAGTAAAAGGGGGACTGGTATCTCCCAAGTCCCCAAACTGCATAATCATGCCTGAGAAAGATGGGGATGAAGGTAAGTCAACTAAGTCTGTTGTCAATAAGAAACAGAAACAGATGATGGGTGAGGAAGGGTATGATATTGCTAGAGATATGGGAAGAGTAAGACCATCTAAGGATAAGAAAGATGCGACTACGATGCCTCCGAGTAAAGAAATGGAAAAGACACGGAAGGTAAACAAAGGCCCATCTGCACTCGAACTTGTGAAGAAGAAATACAAAGGTCAGATTATGGATGTGAAAAAAGAGGAACTCGACTTAACACAAGTCGCAGAGGCTCTTGGTGGTTATATTGTTGAAGCACCTGTTGGAGATCCAAAAAAGAAAAAAACCATTGGACAACAAACAATTACTGATAAAAATTTTGATGATATTATGAGAGCAGTTAAAGGTGAAACAACTGATGTTTCAAGAGATTTAGAAACCGTAGCTAGCAGAACTCAGAGTGGTTCACAATCTAGAAGACAGAAACCTGATATAACAGGTGGTGGTGGTCGTAATAGACCAAGAATAACAGGTGATGTTGAAACAACAAAAAAACGTGCTCCTAGAAAAGGAGTGGATTATTTTTTCGATCCTAAGAAGGCAAAAGCAGAACGTGAAAGAACAGTCGCAAAAAGAAAAGAGTATGAAATAGATCCCGAAGGAAAGACAGCGACTGATGCTGGTGTAGAAAAATTCGCTAGAAAAAGTTTAAGTAGAAAACAACAAGCTAGTGGAAGTAATGTGCCTATTGAATTATCAAAATCAGATTTAGATACAGCTAGAGAAAAATTGGTGGGTGGTAAAGAGGTTAAAGACTCAAAAGGTAATGTGGTAGGAACAACTACTGGTAAGTATGGTGGAAGAATGTCAAGACAAATGTCACCAAAAAATTTACAAAAACTTAGATCAAAGTTAAAAGC